AAGACGTCTCATGGCGCTAAGAAGATCCCTCTTGACCTTGTTCCCCCAAGTGCTCGGCACTATCTGGCACAAGCATTCAAGGATGGTGCAGACAAGTATGGTCCGTATAACTGGCGTGACAAGGCAATCTCTTCCAGTGTGTACTATGCTGCTGCTAACCGTCATCTTGATGCTTGGTGGGATGGTGAAGATTTTGCGAAAGACAGCGGAGTACATCATCTAGCTCATGCCATGGCCTGTATTGCTCTCGTCCTTGAGAGTATGCGCTGTGGTCAGTTGAATGATAACAGACCGCCCAAGGGTCCGGCTGCCACGATGCAGCAGGAATATCAAACAAAGTGGAGTGAGAATGCCTAAGATTCTGTATCTAGACATCGAGACAGCACCGAAGAAGGCGTACATTTGGCAGTTCTTCAAGGCCATGATCGGACCCAAGCAGGTGTTGGAGCATGGATACATCATGTCCTTCTCTGCCATTTGGAACGATGATGGTGACAAGAACATTCTCTATTATGAGAATCGTACGGAAAATGACACAAAGATTGTGAAGACCCTCCTCAGACTTCTGAACGAAGCTGATCTGGTGGTTGGTCACAATGTTGAATACTTCGATGTGGCTACCATCAATGCCAGAGCCTTGGTGTTGGGACTTAAGCCACCCAGTCCGTACAAGATTGTGGACACCTACAAGGCTGCTAAGAGATATTTCAAGTTCGAGTCTAACTCCCTTGAGTATCTGTCTACAGTTCTGCCGGTCAAGCATAAGAAGCTCACCCATGCCAAGTTCCCGGGATTCGTCCTTTGGGATCAGTGTTTGGAAGGGAATCCTGCTGCTTGGAAGGAAATGAAGGAATACAACATCAACGATACTCTGACAGTACGTGATGTGTATAAGATCATGCGTCCTTGGATTCGTAATCATCCGAATCTGGCCGTATGGAATGAAGATGGGGTGCCTCGTTGTAATGCATGTGGTAGTGAACACCTGCATAGACGTGGTAAAACCGCTACCAACACTGGCTTGTATCAGCAGTATCAGTGTCAGGACTGCGGTCACTGGCTCAGGACTCGCTTCAGCGAGCGTCTCAAGAGTGCTGCTAAGGGACTTCTTACCAATGGCTAATTACGACGAACAGAAGTGGGGCAATACTGGTGAACCTATGGTGAAGCATAAGACCACCTATTCCTTCGACTTCGACAACACTATCACCCGAGACATTGAGGGTACTCTTCACATGATGAAGTACCTTCAGAGCCGTGGTCACAGAGTGATCGTCTGTACTGCTCGCCTCAAGACCACCTTCCCCGAGGACATGCAGTTCCTCGTGGATGAGGGTTGGGAGGTGTACTTCTCGGAGCATCGTAGCAAGGACACCTTCCTGAAGGAACAGGGTATCTTTGTAGACGTGTGGATTGATGACTGCCCGGATGCCGTCTTGAACGACTTCCATGGCGTTCCCCGCACTTTCCGTGAAATTACTAAAGAGGTTGCATAATGAAGACTGGTGATACTATTGGTTGGGTAGTGGTTCTGAAGGATTCCAACGATGATCTCATGTACTGTGTGAGTGGTACGTTGGAGTCAAGAGCTGGTGCTAGAGCCTTCAAGAATGACCTTGAACCGGATCTGTTTGAGGGTGAAAGCCTCCGCATTGCCAGAGTAGTCCTCGATAAGTGATTAGGCTCCTAGAGCCTACAAAGTCCTGTGTTGACTGTGGCCTTGAACTACCTCTGAATAAGTTTTACCATAGGCACGATAGGCCCGGTCAATACTCCTCTAGATGCAGAGTGTGCCACAACAGCAAAACTAAGCAGGATGGTATTAGACTCAAAGAAAGAGATCCTCAACATGTAAGACGAAGAGACTACAACAGAAGACTTCTTCGTGTATTCGGCATTACTTATGATGACTTTCTTTCTATGTTTAATGCCCAGAATGGCAAATGCTATATATGTGGGATAGAAACCACAGAAACCGGCTTGGTTGTGGATCATGACCATAATACAGGGAGCATCAGAAAACTGCTGTGTCTAAATTGTAACACTGGACTTGGGCAGTTCAAGGATGACATCACCAGACTGGAAACAGCTATACGATATCTGAGGGAACATGATCAGACTACTTGAACACACGAAAAGCTACGTCACCCACTATCCAGATGCTATCAAATTCTGTGAACAACAGGAAGGTATCTTCTGGACTAGTGGGGAGATCAACGTAGAGAAGGACAAGCAGGACATGCTTGTCAACATGACAGAGGCAGAACGACATGGCGTCACAACTACTCTTAAGTTGTTTACTGTCTATGAGCTTATTGCTGGTAATGAATACTGGGGTGGCAGAGTTAAAGAGGCGTTCCAACGGCCAGAGATTCAGAGGATGGCTAGCCTTTTCTCTTCTTTTGAGCTTAACGTTCACGCTCCTTTCTATAATCGGCTTAATCAGGTCTTGGGACTAGACAATGACGAGTTTTATCTTAGCTACATTGACGATCCTGTTCTACATAATCATATCAATTATGTGGATGATTGTGTCAGTCATCCTGACCTACTATCTAGTTTGGGGTGTTTTAGCCTTGTCGAGGGAGCTGTCCTCTATTCGAGCTTCGCTTTCCTCAAGCATTTCCAAGCTCAAGGCAAGAATAAGCTCCTGAATGTGGTCCGAGGGATCAACTTCTCCCTAAGGGACGAGAATCTCCACGCATTGGCAGGAGCATGGCTGTATCGCTCTCTACGGGACGAAATGCTCCGGGAAGGGGGTGAGTACGGGGACGAGGTCAGGATCGCCGGAGAACGCGTCCTAGAGGCTGCTAGGCACATTTACGCCCACGAGGAGCGCATTGTGGACATGATCTTCGAGAAAGGGGAAATGGAGGGGATCACGGCTGACCAGATGAAGAAGTTCGTCCAGTCCCGGATCAACCTATGTCTGGCCCAATTGGGTCTCCCCCACATCTTCGAGGTGGTGAATGACACTATCTCGGGGTGGTTCTATGACAACATCAATGCTGTCAGCTTCAATGACTTCTTCACGGGCGTGGGGTCGTCATATAACCGAAATTGGAAACAAGAGGGGTTTGTTTGGTAATGGATAATCTACTCAAACTGACTAAACAGCTTCATGACCTTAGAGAGAAGGCTTCATCTGGCCTAACTGAAGATGACTTCAGCGAGACTATGAAGGAGATCAACTCCGTCAAGGTCAAGATTGCAAAGTATACGCCTTCCGAAAGGAAGGGTGCGGAGTAATGACCTCAATCTATGAAAAGCTTTCCACAGAAAGAAAGCGACTACAAGAGGAAGGAAAACTTCCCGAATGGTTTACCACTGGAGCTTGGCAGCTTGTCAAGGATAAGATCCTTTACGACACCGACTCCATGTATATCACCTATAGTCGGATTGCTAGGACTGCTGCTAATCATACCGATGATCCCAGTTCTTGGCATAAGCGCTTTATGCAGATTCTTTGGAACGGGTGGTTCGCTTGCTCAACGCCTGTTCTAAGCAACATGGGCACTCCGAAGGGAATGCCAGTATCGTGTTCCGGAGGCTACATTGAAGATTCAATCGACGGATTCTACACAGGATACCACGAAGTGGCTATGCTTACCAAGCATGGTTTTGGTACGAGCGGTTTCCTTGGAGATATACGCCCCAGAGGGACAACAATCACAACCGGTGGTAAAGCTTCAGGTGTGCTCCCCGTCATCAAACACTTCGTACAAGACATGCGTGACGTTGCCCAAGGAACTTCTCGTAGAGGTGCTTGGGCCGGATATCTACCAATTGATCATAAAGACTTTAACGAGGTAGTAGATTATCTTGAACACCATCCAGATGACCTTAATTTGGGTTGGAACGTTACTGACGCTTTTGTCGATCGTCTCCAATGTGGGGACAGGGATGCTACCACCCGGTATCAACGAGCCCTCAAGGTCAAAGCGGTCACAGGGAAGGGATACTTTTTCTTCCCAGATAAAGTCAACAGACTTTCACCTCAAATGTATAAGGATAAGGGTCTTGAAGTTAAGGCTTCTAATCTTTGTACTGAGATTGCCCTATTCTCGGACCCCAAGCATACGTTTACGTGTGTTCTGGGCTCGATGAACCTAGCTAAATACGACGAATGGAAGGATACCGATGCAGTATTTGTCGCCACTGTGTTTCTCGATTGCGTGGCTTCTGAGTTTCTACGTCTCAGTGAGGGCATTGCAGCCTTCAAGAAAGCCCACGATTTTACAGCTAAGTCTCGTGCTCTTGGCTTGGGTGCTCTCGGATTCCATAGCTATCTACAGTCCAAGTTGATCCCGTTTGAGTCCTTCGAGGCTCACCTGATCAACCTAGAGGTTTTCAAACATATTAGAGAGGAAGCAGAACGTGCCACACGCTTTATGGCAGGACAATGGGGTGAACCCGAATGGCTCACCGGCTACGGAAGAAGAAACAGTCATCTACTCGCAGTTGCGCCAAACACTCAGTCAGCTCTTGTATGCGGAGGTGTTAGTCAGGGGATTGAACCGATCGTTGCAAACCTCTACAATCAACCAACGTCAGCAGGAGAGATTTATCGGATCAATCCTACATTCCTTGAAATCGCTAGATCACGAGGTAGGTTTAATGCTGACCTTGTGTCCACACTTGTGGGAAGTGAAGGCAGTGTCCAAGGACTTGACTGGTTAACAGACCATGAGAAACTTGTATTTAAGACGGCTTATGAGATTGACCAGCGTGCTATCATTAGATTGGCTGCTGCACGCCAGAAACATATCGACCAAGCTCAAAGCATCAATCTTTTCTTTGATGCCAACGAGGATGAGGGATATATATCAGAGGTACACAAAGAAGCGTTTCTTAACCCAAACGTTAAGAGCCTTTACTATCTTAGAACGAAATCGGGTGTTAAGGCTAGCAAAGGCGACTGCGTTGCCTGCGAGGGATAAGCTCTATCTAGTGGCTGCCAGTCATCAGGAAATATCAGATGCCCGCGTGAATCTTCTGATGAACCACATTATCCCTGAGTCCACAGACACTATGTTGGTTACATGGGACAAGCATCAGGCAGATGCTATGGGGTTTGAGTTCCGTATCACGTACGGGGAAGCTCACTACTCCTATATCACCAAAGAGCTTATGCATGACCTAGGTACATACAGAGTCCAGAAGAGGTTTCTCAATACCGATAGTGATAATTTCTGAGGAAAATTTATGGGTGAGATTGTAAGAGGTAAGTTTGGTGACTTCACACAGAAGAAGGTTATGGTGTATAGATGCCCATTCTGTGAGAATTGCCAATGGTTCAACCTCATGGAAGATGGTGTACTGCTATGTCAGGCTTGTTCTTCTAGACAGTATGCTCCCGATTCGTGGGTGATGGAAGCTTGGAAGTATGTTCCAGACGATCCTGAAGAACATGAGGAAGGGGAGTTGGACCATCCAGAGAATGATGAGTAAAAAATTAGCCCGGTCTAGGGTTCTCCTCAGGGGAGTCCTAGCCGGGCTTTTCTTTTATCTGCGTTTTGATTCCTGTCTACCTTCCATCTTGCTAACCTGATTGCTAAGTCTATTGACTGCATCTGCCAGCTTGTTCGTTGCTTCACTTTGAGCCTTCTGACTGTCGGTCAGTGTGTTAATTCTTTCAGATAGTCTACCCTGCTGAACCTCTGTAGTGGAGCTTACGAAGTCCAGCCTATCAGTCTTGTCCTTGATGTCATTAACCTTGGCGTACAGGCTACCCGAGGCGAAGATGACAGAACTGACCGTGAAGATCATCTGCCCCCATTCCTTAACGAAGCTCTTCAATTTCCCGTCGGGTACAGTGTTCTTTGATTCTTGATCCATTCTCTCGACCCCTGCTTGTCAGTGTTACACTGCTCTAGTCGTGATGTTTGGGAATTCCAAGCATTGACAAGAACTTCCTTGTCTAGAGACTTGGGCGGTTGGTCTACAGGAGTGTCAGCGAGAATCTCTTCGGGAGGCGCAAGAAGGATGATCCTGTCTTTGACAATATGTTTCCCACATGCTGTCAAGATAAGCAGCATCGGCAGCATCAGAGCTAAGCTCACCAGCTTTGACCTTTTTAGCGACTGCATCTACTTTCTCCTTAACTTCTGTAGTTCTCTTCTCGATTTGACCCTTAGTCTCGTGGACGCTGTTGATGGCGTCTAGATCGAACCTAAAGGACTTGTGTGCTGTCTCAAGCTGCTCAGACAGCGTTGTAGCAGCTTCCTGATAGACAGCCATATCAGCCTTAGCCTTAGTAGCCGCGTGCTTCTCATAGCCGTACAGGAGGGTTAAGGCTCCGAGGGCCACAAGCATGGCCCCCATCACCCAGTAGAAAATCTTAGACATTTTCAATCTCCAGAGTTCCAAGACAGAACTGTAGTTCCTTGTCTCTTCGGATCTCAAGGCCGGGCAACTTCTTCTTCCCGGCATACACCCAGTTCACAAGCTGACGGCAACCTTCAGTGTATCTGCCCTGATTAAACAGGTCTGCCATCGTGCTATTCCGGAACTTGGTTCTCCCATAGTTAAACGCAAAGTCTATAAGAGCAGCCTTCTGGTAAGTGTTGAGAGGGACTTTGATGACAGCATCAACGTCCTCCTCAGCCTCTCCCAGATCTTCTGCGAACAAGTCCAGACACTCGGACACAGTGTACTGCTTACCCATCTTCACATCGGGGCCTGTGTGGCCCAGACACGTAGTGGCAATGCCTACCGGATCGAGGTAGGGTGTGGTCTTCATCCCCTCACTGGGGGCGGTGAGGAACACTCCCGACACTGCTGCCGAGAGTGATAGCCCACCAGCGAGAAGGTATGCAAGCATCTTCTTCTGATCCTCAGTTGGTGTAATCTTCATTACAGGTCCTTCAGAGCTTCATCACCAGACTTCACAGGAGTAGGATCTTCACTGAGGTCAGGCTGGATTTGGAGCATAAGATTCTCATAAGAGGTCTTGTAGTCAGTGTTGCCAGCAAAGTGAGCACTGGCTCTAATCAGGTTGTTCATCACAGGTGCAACCTCACGGTTGAGCCTCTGAGCCTCACGGTTGGTATCACCCTTGGTTCTGTCATTGGCTACGAACGTAACGCCCGTACCGTTGAACTCAGGATGAATGAAGGCCGTTGAAGCACGCTCATCAGGAACCACCTGAGCACCATATCGCTGAGTAGCCAAGCTGGAGCTATCCACCTTGTAACCAGCAACCACTTTAGCGTTCAGGAACTCACTCTGAATCAGAGGGAGGACCGACAGCCTGTAATCCTGCTCATACACAGTCTTAGCCTGAATGGCTGCATCACCGTGGAGGAGTTCAGGGTTCTTCGTGAGGTAACCACCCATCTGGGGGTCAGCGAAGAACTTAATTGCCGAGTTCAGCTCAGTGGGACTCGATGCCGTGGGACCATATACACCAACACCACGAAGGATGTTCTGGATGTTACCGTCCACCTCAGTCTTGAGGTCAGGATCAGCCATACCAGCATTGATATTAGACACACCACTCTTGACCAGACTCATGTACTGGTCGACACCCTTGTTATGGTCAGGGTCGTCATTGTGAGTCGGATCACCCGGCTTACCCACCGTCATACCACTTCCATCAGAACCAACAGGTGCATCACCCGGGATAACCTTGTTCCGCTTCAGGAGGTCGATAGCAGCAGAGCCAAGGTTTTCCTGTAGGACACCAGCACCAGCCGGGATCATCTTGCTAGTAGCCACCAGAGTAGTGAACTTGGGGTCATTAGAAAGGAGCTGGATGGACTTAGTACCGAGGATGTTAGCCAGCGTATTGCTGCTCACCTCGTTGCTAGTCTTACCCGTGATCTGGTCAATAGTGTTCTGAGCAAGCATATCGATGGGCTTCGTGAGAGCTTCCAGAGAGCCTGTGGAGTCATAGCCAGCGGCTAGGGCACCAGTCTGCTGATGGATGGCTGCAAGCTGATCCTGAACCAAACGTACAGCATCTTCCTGCTTGAGCGTACCACTTTGGACCTGCTTCAGGATGTTACCAGTGTCCTGCTGCCACTTACCGAAGTAGGCATCAGACAGGTTCTTGGCACCAGCAAGGAACTGCTGCTTAGCCTGATCCTGAGCAAGACCCAACTGGTTTCTCCGAATGGAGATAGACTGATTAGCCAGAGAGGCTCTCTCAGCCTGAATCTGGATGCCAGACGATACCAGTTCGTTCTCTTTCTTCTTATGGTCGAGCAGAGCATTGGCCTGTTCCATCTGGCTCTGTGCAAAAAGGAACTGCTGATGCTTCTCAGCAAGCTGCTGCTGCACTTCCGGAGGATCAGAGGGCTTACCCCAACCATCCTTCTGAGCAGCGACAAGGGCATTCATACGCAACGTATTAGCATTGTCCTGCTGCTGCTGGTAGTCCTTAGCCACATTCTGGCCCAGACCAGCCTTCTCAACAATCGTACCGTACGTCTTGAAAATCTCTTCCTGCTGCAAGGGGTGATTAGCAATCATCCTAGCAGTGCGGAGTCGATACTGTCTAAGAGCCTGATCAGGCTTCAGGGCACCCTGCTGCTCCAAGTCCGCAATCCTCAGGAGATCCTGAGAGTAGTTGGACATGAAGTTAGCATTGTCCACAACCTGTTTCTGTGTCTTGGCAGCGGTAGCACCCTGAATAGCAGTGCTACCAAGTACGCCAAGGATATTGCCAGCAGCTTGAATGCCGCTGGCAGTAGCCGTATCAACAGGGTTAGCCACTGTGGGCATAGTCTGCGCCTGAACCGGATTCACTCCAGATTGAAAATCAGCCATTAGTTATCCTTACCATCATATGGTTTATCTTGGAATTGATTGCCAAAGATCAACAACTGCTTCAGGTTTTCTTTCTGCTGCGGGTCGTCGAATGGAATGCCATCAATCAGGTTCAAACAATCACCCTTGTTATACAGGGAGCAGTTACGCAGGGCCAAGTTATACATCGAAGCATCACCGGCTCTAAGGTCGGCTCTCAGCTTCTTATTCATCAAATCCTGAAGGAACGGGTTGTTGTTACCATACACACGATAGAACTCAGTGAGCATCTTCTGCGTATGGACAAGGTCATTACCCTTGAGATCGGGGTTGCTGTAGTGAGCCTTAAGGTCCTTGTAGAACTTGTTGAAGTTAGCCTCCAACTCCTTCTTATCGTTCAGAACCTTCGTGGTCAAATACTGCATGGTCGTCTCTTGCTCAGTCGGGAAGCCCAACAAAGTGCCAATCGCATTGATCTGATCCACATGATCCTGTGTGACAGTACCAGCACCACTGACCTTCTGCTTGGTCTTAAGCAAGTACCAAGCCTTGTAGCCCGCAGAGTAACCCGACGAAATCTTAGCGAAGTCGTGGGCAACCGTGAGGAAGTCAGTCGGATTCTGGTAGTCGTCAACCAGATTCGTGTACTTGGCAAAATCCTGAACAGCCGTAGCCACTCGGGGGTTGTTGCCAAACAACATGGACAGAGACGGGGAGTTGGCAATGACATCACCAATGTTCGTAGTGAACAGGGTATGAATCAGGTCCAACGTACCATATGCATTGAACGGAGACAAACCGTTCCAATCAATCTCAGACTTCTGACCCGAAGCTAGGCTGAACATTTTGTTCAGGGCCCAACCCTCAACACCATTCATCACAACCTCTCTAGCATTGGGGTCCTTAATCGAGTTAAGGGTCTTGCTGTCGAGGAAGATCCGAGTACCAGTACCGAACAGGACAAGACCGAGCAGGGCCATCTTAGCCTTGAGTTCCCAAGGAATGGCTCTGTTGGTGCTGATGTTCAGAAGCATCTTCTGCGGGTTCTGGGTGAACTGGAACACCATTGCCAAGGCATTCTTGTTAGAAGCCAAGTCACCAGCGGAGTTCATGTTACCCGTGTAGTTTCTAGCTGCACCAGCAATCTTATCAGCAACCTCATCATTGAACGGATCAAGACCACCCTTCTGAGCAAGGTCTCTGTGAGCCAGCCACGACATGCTGCTGGAATAGAACTCACCAGCGTCGAAGCCGATCTTACGAGAGAAGGCAGCCACAGTGCGGGGCACATAGGTGGCCTTGCTCACAAGCGAGTTGCTGGCATTGGCAACCATGTTGGCAGCCATATCATTGACAGCACCAGAGATCATGTTCTGATGGTCAATGGCAGCACCCAGACCAGTACGCTGGAACTGCTTGAAGACTCTCTCAGCCGTAGCCGAGTCACCCCAAGCGTTAGTAGCCAACGTTCTAGCCACACCGTGGTTAGCGTCCATACCCATGCTTCTCATAGCCAAGTAAGCAGGCTGAGAGAACGCCTTGGGACTAGCTACCCATGACGGGTTAAGAGCAGCAAGCATCACAGCCTGATGACCCTGAACCACCAACTGTCTCAAAGGAGCGAGACCAAGGAAGGCGTAATACGATACTGATTTGATCAGATTTGTCGGAGAATGTCTTGCCACTGTTCTAGCAGCCGATTCAGCCGTACCACTAACCTGACCAAGCAAGTCAGCAACGTTGTTCAGGAGAGCCTTAGCACTGTCATCGAGAAGGTTGACATAACCATTCTCAAGGTAGTTGGCATAGCCGAAGGTGGTTCTAGCATCAGCCACATGAGACTGACTCTGATTGACACCACCACGATACTTGATCTGGCGCATGTCAGTCGGAATCAAGGGCTGGTTGTAGTCACCCTTGGGCAGCACATCACTATACTGAGCAATACCTCTCTGCTTGATGGCGTCAATGACATCAGCCATTGCAACCTTCTTACTGATCGATCGGGCATTACGAACCATCGTCTCAACAGGATTACGAACGTGAGAGTTACCGAGGTTGGTAACCTGTGAGGTAGAATCCTCAAGCAGCTTACCACGACGACGGAAGGCACTCATGCCCTGAGCCTGATTCACATCAAACTCACTATCGAACCGCTGGTCATCATTCAGGCGGGTGTCCTTACGATAATAGAACTCGTTAGGGCCCTGAGCATTCATTCTGTTGGTTACGGTAGCGGCACCCTTGGTGTCCTTAGCTGTAGCCACAGAGTGTTCATAGATGACCTTGCCGTTGGCATCCTTGACCTTCTCAATGATGTGGAAGTCGTCCTTGTAGTCCACCGCATAGTAACCGGGCCTGTAAGCAAGCACCTGAGACGTGGGAGTGAACTTACGAGTGTAACCTGTAGCAGCACTGTTGGTATGAACAACATACTCACCAGCCTGTCCACCCTGAGTCAGTACAGGGGTGCGGAGCTTAGCAATACCACCACCATTTTGATAAAGGTTTGCTACCGAAGCTGAGTCGACGTTAACGATGGTATCTGTAGCAGCATCCCAAACGTTTACACCTCCAGCCACGGAAGATTTAGCCACCTTACGAACAGGGAGGTTAGTATTTGTAGCAGCATGGACAAACTCCTCATAGCCAGCCTTATCAAGCTGGACAGCGAAGTAGTGGTTCCTCAGGTGCCAGATGGTATCCTGATGGGCCTTGAACTTTCTCAGGGCATCCATAAGTTCCGGGGATGCACCACCAGCCGCAAGAGTCGTGTAGTCATAATCACGGCTCAGCAAGTTAGCATCCTGAATCTCATGCTGACCAAGAGCCTGCTCAACCTTATCAAGCTTCTTCCAAGTGGTAGCGAAGTCACCAATCTGACGAAGCAAGCTTCTCTCAACCGCAGCAGCACGATCAACACCCACCACAGCCGGAGCCACGATGACCTTATCCAGCATCGACTGCGGATCAAGGATGATGTTAGAGAACGTGCCCTGAGTGCCGCCAAGCGGAACCCAACGATCAAAGAAGTTCAGGTTGACCTTAAGAGCCGACCAACCCTTAGCCTCAGTGACATCCTGAGCTTGGATCTTGTAGTCATGATCCACAGCAACAAGGTAGTCATCCTGACCATAACCCTGACCGGGCTTGCTCAGGAACACATCATCAGGATTGTTACCTGACCGGAAGGCTTGACCTTCGTCCGTACGCGTAGCAGTCTCACCATTGGCAAACTTGCCAGTGGCATCCTCTCCCAACGTACCACCACGCTGCTTGGCAAGCTTCAGCATACCGGTGGCGACACCCTGTCTCTGATACTCGGGGTTAACCCGGATCGACGGGGGCTTGTTATAGTTGGTGTAGATCAGACGACCCATTTCTTCCCCGCTAGGGGTAGTAGCAATCACTTCCCGAATCCACTGACCTTCCTTAAGGCCATACCCGGAAGTATCCATCGAAGTGGGGCTGTCCTTCAAATTAAACTCTGTACCCTTAGAAGACTTAGCCGTGGCCTCCACAGTACCCGAAGTGGACGTGGCAGGCTCGAATTTAGCCTCTGCCAGTCTCTTACTAGCCATCACCTCTTCGAGGGTGGTAGGCACGTAGGAGCCTCCCTGACGCCTCAGGAGCGAGAGCTTAGCCTCGTCAATACCTGTGTTGCGTAGGGCGAACCGAGCCGTTTCTAGAGCGTCCTGCGCGTTGCTGAAACCATTGTTCTGGGGACCGTACACTCCACGGAAGGAGAAACCCTGCGGGGTGTCCGTAAACTTGGACATATCCGGGAGGAACTGGAACATTTCCTCACGGGCAGTCATGCCCACAGCCTCTTGGAACTGGTTGACCTTCCAAGCTCTGGCCGCAGCCTTCTCACTCTGGAGATACTGGGTGAGGCCATCATGCTTGATGAAGTCGGCCAGATCAGCCGGGATGGCGTCTCTGGTCTGGGCAATGGCATCCACAGCCGCCACCTTGTTAGCCACAGAACCGTCTATATGGGCCACCTCGGGCATCATAGCCGAGGCAATAGCATCGGTGCGGTCAGTGCCCGTGTAGGCCCTAGCGGCCTCCCCAGACTGATCTAGGGTCATTGACTCGAACGAGTTACGAGCCATGTCCACGTTGGTGTCTTTGAAGTTCTGGAACAGGGACACCGGCTGGACCTGAGAACGCACAGCATCGCGGATGGCATTGCTGAGGATGTTCTCCGGGGGCATCTTCTGGTAAGGGACACCAGACGAGCTGTCGTAGACCTGAACCTCTCTGGACCTGTAGAACTGGCCCAGACTGTTCTTGTTGGTGGGGCTGTAGCCCGGATCAGGCACAATGTCCTTCTCATCCACCACAGAACCGTCAGTGGCCTTCAGACGGGCCGTATCCTTCGTAGCAGCCTTCTCAGCAGCGTAGTTAGCCTCGAAGTCAGCCTTGAAGGCCGCCTCGGTCTCAGCTTGGCTGGCACCCTTACGGATGGCAGCACCGAACTTACCGGCGAACGTGCTAGCGCCCTTGAGGGCAGCACCACCCGAGAAGATCAAGTCAGCCCAACTGGACAGGTTGTCCACAAGCTCCTGCTTGCCAGAATAACCCTCACCACCCAGAACGCCCTGCAACACCTGTCTACGGACTTCATCGTCCGGGGTGTTGATCAGGATGTTGGAATGCTTGTTGATGATGTCGGCCATGTTCTGGGCCGCACCAATCTGCTGGTCCGGGGGAAGCGAATCAATCTGCTGCTTCAAATACTGAGTCTGGCTACCGATACCACCGATGAAGGTGGAGAGGAAAGCCTTAACCGGAGCATCCGTCTGGTCAGCCGCAATCTTCGAGACCATGTACTGTCTCGTGAAGGGCAGGACACCAATGGCGAAGTCCGTGATGTGCTGTCTCAGATCAGGTTGTGATTGGGACATCGCAGAGTTGTAGACGCTCTGCACACCAGCCTTAGCTGCATTCAGCTCGGTGGTGATGGCGGAGATATCAAATCTAGTCTTGTCCTGCTCAGCATTGGGCGTAGTCAGTGGGGCAGTGGACAGGGCCTTAGTCGAGACAATGTTGGACGGGGAGTAGATAGCACTGTTCACATCGTAGACGGCACCTACTGCCTTCTGCTTCTGTTCATCAGTGATGTTGGGGTTAGCCAAGATATCCATCAGGGGATCTACATTCTGTCTGATGGCATTCTGCTGAGCCTGCTTAAACAAACCGGTGGCAGTCTGGGACTGACCTTCGAGAGAGCTTTCAGCAAGGGCCTGACGATAGCCATCAATCATGGCATCAGCCGAGGTGCCCTCCGGGCTCAGCGCAGCAGCATAGGCTGCCGAATTGATCGAGGAGGGCGGATTAACCACGGGAGCCGAAGCCTCGATGCTCGGGGCAAAGTCTTGAATTGTAGGCTGAGCCGACCCAAGAGAAAGCTCTTTGAGCGTCATAGCCTTAGGAACCTTGAGATTGCTTCCGACAACGTTGGCCATATTTCTTCCTTAAGCGAATAGATTTGCTGTAGACTGTTTAAACTGCGGAGTGTTGCTAAACACATTGAAGGAGCTACTAGCTAGTGAGCCTACGGCTCCCCATGTAGCTGCCTGACTCAAATTACCCGCCGCAGAGTTCTGTGCAGTAAGGATGCCAGTTTGGGTGTTAGCGTTCTCACCAATCTGTGCAATGTTACTGCCAATCTGCGAGCTGAGGGCAGACACACCTCCGAGTGCCCCGGAGCTTCCAGTCGTACCTGTGTTCTCAGATGCCTGCATAATCTGTGCAGTTCGTACTCTCTGCTGTCGTACCTGATCTCGAATACTGTTCTGGTTAGCAACAGTGTTCTGAGCCGCAGCGATACTGGCAGCCTTCTTCTGATCCTTCCTAGCTTCCTGCTGGTTCTTGTTCTGCATATAAGCAGAACCAGCGGCCACAACTAGAGAGGCAATAGCTAGAGCAGTTACAATACCCATGTTATACCTCGATTAGAATCTTTTCAAACACATTTTCCGTGTGACGATATCCATACTTCAAGGGAAGGTTTTCATTGAACCCAACTTGGAAAGCAATCACCTGACTGGTGACATTGTTGATCTTGAGGAGCCTTTCCATTTCCTCAAACAGCATGGTCATGACACCGTTCTTACGATGATCAGGATGAACGAAGATGGCAAGGTCTTTGGCTACGAAGGTTGAGGAGAACATGTCGGGACTGATCAAGTTGACAAAGTGTCCGATCAGTTCTCCTTCCTCCGTACGCGCTGTGAGGATATGCATCAGACCATTGTCCAAGCACATCTTCAAGAACTGCCAGTTGTAGTTTCTAGGAACCAGATCCTTCTTATGTACGTAAATCTCGTCGTAGTGAAGCTGGCCCAACCTAAGCACTTCGGCCATTGTCTTGACGTTGGTCTCTTCCTGAATCTTATACATTACCATCAACTCCAATGTTAACTGACCAACCGTAAATGGTGCAGTGCTTACCCGGCTCTGTAGTGAACAAGACCGATAGGACTTTGCCAGTACCTCTGACCTTGTTCCTAGTCTCGACTACATAAAACCCCTGAGAGATTTCACTCTCTCCGGGATAGTAAGGTGATCTCACCCTGTAATACTGCATAGGGCGAGTCCACTGCTTACTGTCAATGTTGTCAGACCAATTCCACTGATGCTGGACCATGCAACTGGATTTATCAATTACTTCGATGTCGGCCATTACATGTCCTTTATATAGCTGATGATTGTGGCATCTGGACTGATCGTTCTTTCAAACAAGCTGTCACCAATGGCCTCAAAGATTGAGCCCTGAGCAGTGATGAAGTTCGTACCAAGACCTGTAGAACTGTTGTAGATGGGATCGCCGATCTGCTCTTCAAACGGACCCATTTCGGGAAGGTTAACAAGAGTGTTCACAGTCATTGTACCATCAGGTGCAATGGATACAGGATGAGTAGCATAGCTGCCCAAAGTTCCAAATGTACCAAGTCCAAAAGCCGTGCCTGAAGGATACATCGTACCCTGAGACAAAGGTTTCACAAGACCACCAATGGTCCCAAGTACCAGCCTTTGATTAGGCTCACCTAGGTCCAGAAGGTTATCTAGATCATACCAGTCAACGATGGCATACGTACCAGCAGGGGTGGGATGTCCACTCGGCAACGTGTGCTGAGAGAGAACATACAACCAATGGTTCTCACCGGAACTCCAGAAGGCTTGGTTGATCTGGAAACTGATCAACGAAGAGTCAATGACATCCGGATTGTACTTCTGAGGGGTAATGGTCTTAGCAGCGGCATAGCCGTTGAAGATATACACCGTCTCTGTACCAGCACCAAGAGCAGGACCCAAGATGCCTAGGATCACCATATCACCTTCCAATGTGGAGGCGAAGTAACTCGGGAATGCTGAAGTCCTATCATTGATCAGAAGCCCATCGGGAATATCCACCAGAACAAATGAATCATCTGGCTGCTTCTGAGCATAGCTAATCTTTTGAGTAGCATCACTCAAAGACTTCTCAAGCTTGAGGAAGTACAAGCCATCACCACTTACAGAGAACTTCCTTACACCAAAACCTGATGTAGGAGTAAGGTCAATGGGACTTTCAATCTGACTGTAGTTGTCATCATGATCCTTCTCAAACAAGTAGCTGATCCTATTAGTGCCTGCGGTCGGAACCGACAAAGTCATCAACGACCTATCTCTTGTTGAAGAGTGTTGGATGTCCTGACCATTGATCTGCATATTGCTTGGGATACTAAAAGTCACAAGGTCTTGGAAGAACGCTGTAGTTCTGTTACCAGTGAGAGATCCAGACACATCAGAGTACAGACTAACTTGCCAAATGGTGTTAGGAGTACCGGGAGTCAGGACGCTGGTATATAGGAAGCTAGGTGCACCCGGACTGATAAAGATTTGGGTGGGAACAGACACGGTGTAGTCATTAGCATCTGTGACCTGAACTGTGATACCAGTGTAAAGACCTGATGCAAGTGGCACACCAGTAAGAGTGGAACTGGTGCTGTCCTCCTGCTCAAGTCCAGCAGGGATATTACCAGTGATCACCCAAGAGTAAGGCGGGATGCCGTTGATGGCAAACCACGGCTCGTCTTCATACGGGAGGTTGGCTGTACCGTTGATGTAGTCTGATCCAGTGATGGTCAGAGCAGGGATCTGAGTTTCGGTCTTAGCGAAGTGGGCAGTCATATAAACGATCTGCTTGTCTCGCTGGTAATCACCACCAGACAACACACCAGTAAGAAGGTAGGCCGGGGCATCAATACCAACACCATCCACGTCCTTCCAATCTTTATGGAGAGGTTCCGAGTAAGTGCTAAAGGTATACTGAATAGTCATTAAGTAGCCCCGGTCAAAGTCAAGTAAACCACTTCCTTAATACCACTGATCTGCTGAGACTCAGATACAACAACCTGATCCCCGTTAGTGATCACAACATTGTCGGTCCCATTCAGGACCAACCCATCCGTGAAGCTAACCCTGTAGGGATCAGTCTGTACTCCCTTAATTGGGAGAGGATAGTTGCCATCAAGTGGTACGATTCTGTGTCTGTAGTATGCACCAGTTTGAACGTCTAGATTCAGTTCAATGACGTCATCATCAGCACCAACGAAGTTGTTGTAGAGCCAACGAACCGTGCCGGTATAAGAGTCATAGACGCCCTCGGCATTTCTGATGGCCTCATTGCTGATAGCCATGAAGAAGCGCTTGATGGTCTTGTCGGTGATGTTGTTCGAGGAAAAGTCTCCAAACTGGTTACGAGTGATGGCGTAGATGCCATCAATGGACCAGTAGAAGATTGAGTCCTGCATAACAACGATCGAGCCCTGACTGATACAACCAGCGTTGGTCAGCTTAATGCGCTGATAGTTGGTGGCAGTGAATGCACCGCCAGATCCACCAGAGATAGCCCACACACCGTTCTGTGCGAGGACAAACATGGTGTTCTGTAGTACAGCCATACCAATGATACCGTAAGCACCATCAATTCTGATGAAGCCACCATCGGTGTCCACTAGATCAGACTGGTCCGGATCGGTGGGGTCAGCAGCCTGATAACAAGACGTGATGCCGTTGGTATCAGTTACAAGCTGGCTGAACATCAAATAAGAGTTCAGCTTAGGTGAGTGTGTGTCACCTGAAATAACTTCACCAGAGAATCCACCATACCAAACTCGGCCAGCATACTCACACACACAAGTAGCACCATCAGGGGTTTCATCTGGCTCAATAGCAGAGATAGCCTGAGTAGTAAGTCCACTGTGATTCTGCGGATACTTAGCCTGAAGTTCCTGAAGGGCCTGTCGTCTAGAGTTGCCTCTATCGAGAGCATCAATGATGAAGTAACCAATAGGAGCGTGAGTGTTGGTCGGAGGGTTGGCGATCATATTCTTGTAGTCAAATCTAGCAACAGTCTTGGAGCCGTGAGTGTTGTCAGTTTGAGCGTACAAGTATGAGTTGATGTTGTCAGCGTTGGCAGGCCACAGGTGAGTGGGCTCGAACGTCTGGAATGTAATGGCAGTGTCCGTCACATTGTCATTGGTATCCCAACGCGCGTGAGGAACACCCCAACCTTGGTTTCTTAGGTTGTAGAAGTGGGCATTAGGAGCTTGCTTATCACCACCAGTGCTAGACGGTCTCAAAGAGATATACGAGCTTTCTCTAAGGTCCGTACCGTCTGGAGTGATGTCTTCAATACCGAAGAGGTCTCTAACCATCAGACGTTTGACCTCGACAGTAATGGCATTAGCCAGAACAGATTCGGTGGTGTCAAACGTGAAGATGTGAATGTCTTTGGTGCCAGTGGTCACAACCAGTTTACCATCAACAGAGGCAAAGGAGAACTTCCTTTTCACCGTGTTGTTGAAAGTATCGTATGTGAAGAATTTGGTCGGGGAGAGTACCGAGGCATTGCCTTGGAAGAACTCAAGCCCTGACCCAATCTGTACTACAATGATTGTGTTGGTTGACAAGCCGCCAGCATTACCCCACTTGAAGGAGTTAACAATCAGGTGGCCGTCGAGATCCAAAGACTGATCAGCCTCAACAATCTCATAGCCACTCTCAAACCCCATACCCAATCTACGAGAACGAGACCCGTCTCTATTGAGTACGAAGTTCTCTTCATCAAGAGAGGCGTTGTTGGGGAAGGTGAGCGGGCTAGCCTCTGTGACCAACCCACCTACGAATGTATTAAACTCTACGGGTTGATAGCTACGAGGCATAGGTCACCTTATTTGGTAATGGGTTTGGAATCGAGGTATCTATCAACCATCTGGCGGGCAAGGCGGACCGAAGTCCATTCACCGTGAAGCATCTTGGGGAGTGAGCCTTTCCCTGTGTGTCGAATCACGTGGTTGGCAGTGTTCTCACCAATCTCAATGATGTATCCCTTATACTCAGTCAATGGTCTCTCCTAAAGGTTGGATCTCTGCTCTGTCTAGATTGCAGATGGGTTGGGTTACGTCCCCAGTTAGGGAACTTGATTCCGCCAGCCATCTTCCAGTCCTTACGGGCCATGAAGCGTCTCTGACGCTGTGACTCTTGTTCGGCTTTCTGGTCAGGCTGCTGACGAAGCTTAAGGGCCGCTCGGCTCTTGGCCTCTTCAATTAGCGACGGGAAAACCTCCAAAGGAAGCGGAGGTACAAAATCATCTTCACGAGTCCAGTCAGGAATGACATAGGCATACACCTGAAACTTGATCTTCTTAAGGGTGTCTTCAACTTCAATGTCGTAGGAGTCGAGGACAATCTGAAGATCATCGAAGCTGGTCCAGTATGTAGGAGCAAAGTTCGTAGCGAGATTCAGAGGAACGCCAGAGGGGTCAGTAACCGTCTGAACATTTGCATCAAGAGTGTTACGATGGTTAGTCCATCTAAGGAAATCATCAGGACACAGATACTTCACATCATCATAGTTCGATCTGCCCGGAGTCTTGGACTTATCATACTTGATTGAGACCAACTCCTTCATCGAATCCGTGAAGAGGAAGTGGGTAGGAAGCAGAAGAGTACCATCATCCAAAGGCTGGATGAGCCTCTTAGTGTGGGGCCAATTCCGATTGGTCATCATTGCGAACCAAGTAGATTCGATGATGGCAGCAACCTGAATAGACTCTACAGTGTCATTGATGGACGTAACCTCGTCACCAGAGATATCGTTTAGGACATCCTGTGTGATTTCGAGTAGGGTTGGCTTGTCCATGGTTATCCTATTAGTATGCCGACATTAGCTTTAGCGTTAGAGCCTCCACCGACACACGTTGCAACGGAGGACTCAGCAACGGAAGTGGAAGTTGGGGCCATGTGTGCTACAACAAGTCTAGCATCTGTTACAGTCGTGTTAGTATCGTTAGTCCAAGGACTCGCAAAGCTTAGACTCGTTCCAGTCGTAACGAAAGAGCTGCACAAGACTACCATGTTATCAAGGGAAGATGCAACTGGAGCAGTTACAGTGGTAGTCAAGGTGTTAGCTGAATCAATCGCATTAGTTGTGCTCAATATGTCACAACCACCTGTCCTTCTAAATGAAGACATACTACAACCCATTCTACCACCGGCTGATTGTGCAAATGTCGCACTACCGCCAATATCACCCGACACAGCAATCTTCTTATAAACAGTGGTGTACTTATTTGCAGAGACCGCTGTAGCTGGTCCTACCGTTACTACAAGAGTCCATCCAGCAGGAGTTGATATTGGTGTGTTAGTAGTCATAGTAACACAAACAAGCAGGTCTCCAACCTGAGTACCACTAGGGGTGGAAACACTCTGCGAGGATGGAGTGCCATAAGCTGTGTTAGTTGTTGCTATGTAAGACACTGGCCCAGTTGGTGTAACACCACCAGACTTATGCCTATGGGCAGCCAAGCTAAGCAAGAGGTTCATATAACAAGCCAAGTATCAGTGGCAATCTTCTTAAGACCAATCAGATCATACTGAGCAGTCGTAGCCGTGTGAGAACCAGTTAGGGTCACGCCACCAGCACCAGTCACAGTTACAGTGAAGCTGGCATCCATCTGGTGAAGCATGATGACAGTACCGACAGGAAATGCTACAGAAGAGTTGAGAGGGACAGTGACAGTACAAGATGCCGTCGAAGACAAGATGCTCTTACCGACGTCAGCGAGTACGAGAGTGTAAGTGCTGGCAGTGATGGCATTCGAGCCATTGTCAATGCCAGTGGGCTTGGCATCAGTGATACCGTAACCGGAAAGCGTAGTGGGTTTGGAACCAATCTGAGCAAAGGTATAATCGTTGGTAGCTGCTACCACCACACCAGTTCTACCGAAGACGCTGGTGATAGCACCAGTGAATGTGGGGAGCTGTGAAGTGGGAACTAAACCACCTGAGTCAAGACTGGCAACACCATTGATAGCTCCCTTCTGGGAAACGTTAATGGCGTCTGTGATTCCATACCCAGTGAGAGTGGTGGGCTTGGAAGCAAGCTGAGAGAAGGTGTAATCACCAGTGGTTGCTACAACAGCACCGGATCGACCGAAGATAGTTGTAACACCAGAGCCGCCAGCAGGAAGCTGGCTATCGGGAACAAGGCCATCCGGACCAAGAGTAGCTACACCACTTACTGCTCCAAGCAGAGAGGTGTTAACCGCATCAGTGATACCGTAGCCAGAGATAGTGGTCGGTACGTTTACAAGGTTGGTAAAGTCAACCTTCTTAAACGTTGTAGTACCATCACCATCGGCATGGAGGACATCATTGAGAGCAGCGGTGCTAGCACCTTTTGGTTCATGGCGATCTGAGTCTAGGATGTCTTTGTGCTGCACGTTTGCCATATGATCTCCAAAGAAAGACCCCCGGGGTGAGCCGGGGGCCTAGTGGTTTTACAGAAGAGGTTCTTGAGGTCTTGTTACAAACTTCTTGTTATCATTAAACTCTGGGTCTTCAATCCACCCATTGTCTTCTAGGAATGTCACAATATCATCAAATGCGGCATCATCAATAAGCATACCAGCGGCAACAGGGGTTTCCTCTGTCAAAGTGATAGTGCGACCACCATTCATAACAACATAAGTCTGAAGTGACATTTAAACTCCTTCTAGGTTGTGGAACTTTTTACGCAATTGCACCGGAAGCCTTAAGGCTGGCAATCAGTGAAACAAGCGCAGCGTGGTCGGCAGTATCGTCAGCAGGTGACGTAACAGCCGCGCCCTTCTTCACACCGCCGACGACAGAGGCAGTAGCAGCAGGAACAGCACTAGGAGTGCCGGGTGCACCAGCCGCAAACCAATCCGACATAAGCTGGCCGAAGGCCAAATGCTTATTGGTCGGAAGGACCGTCTTGATGTGCTTTCGGGCAGCATCATACCAATCACGCATTAGCCGAGGTCTTCAAGGTCGAAGTCATCACCCGGGACATTGTGGAAGCGGATGATAATAAAACCACCCGTGCCACCCGTCTGGGTGACCACACCCGTGTTGCTAACCGGGATCTGCACCGGAGCTGCTTCAGTTGCCGGAAGCACAGCGAGGCCACCAACAGCAACGGCCGAGACCGTACCCGTCGCAAAGGTCGTGTCGACCTTGTAGACCTTGATGTTGTTGCGAACCGGCATTTTATACGACAGGCCGCTCATCGGCAGGTTGACAACATACTCGTTGACAAAGCCCTGACCAGAGTTGAACACGCCCTGTTCGCCGCCAGACTGGCGCGGGCCATACTGGTTGTGAACACCGAGACCAGCAGAGTTTTCATAAGCCATTAGTTATTCTCCTCTTACGAAATGGCGGTGGCGGAAGTGACAATCGCACCGAGCGTATCGGTACGAGCGATACCAAAGCCATAGCGGCAGCGAACAACGAACTCGTCACGTGCACGGTCCTTATTACGCTCGCCTTCCGACTTCGGCATACGACGCCATGCACCCAGAACCGGCTTCGTCTGGTCATTAGCAACGCACATCGCGATATTCAGAACACCGGTGACCGAGGTCGTGCCGTCGGTCCACGTGCCCTGCGGCAGGCGGTTCGACGTCAGGATATCCCAACCAAAGAGGCTCTGTACGAAACGCTGACCACGGGCGAGACCGTCGTTGAGGATGGCCTGACCGAACGGCGTTACGTCATGAGTAATCGTGACGAGACCATTCAGCGTGGCTTCCACAATCGGGTCAACAATCAGGACGCGACCTTCAGCCGGAACGTTGGCCTTATCGAATGCGAGACGCAGACGAATGAGGTCAGACAGATCAAGCGTGTTGTTCGGACCTGAAGCCGGGATCAAGTGGGCAAAACCATTCACATTATGCGGAGTAGCCGCAGCAGCGAAGTAATCACCGACCGTCTTGAGGAAGTCGGTTTCAAAACCTTCCTGAATCGCACGAGTCGATTCGGAAGCACGCTCACCCATGAGCTGGTCAATCTGAGCACCATCCTCACGGAGGTCGTCGGTCACGTACCAAGCGTCACCCTTATACTCAGTGATGCGGAACGTGATCTCACCCGTTTCAATCGGGTTATACACCAGCGGCGTGTCTTCCTCGGCATCCTGAATCGTGACCGTACCAACAGTCTTGATGTGGAGCGTTTCACCCGAGGCGAAGTCGCTCACATTGCGCCAGAACGAAGTCGGCAGGAGGCCGTCATGCAGGTTCTCATAGATGAACTGAGAATAGACTTCAGCCTCGATGAATGCACGAGAGTTTTCAATAAGCTGCATTTGTTATTCCTTTAGCTATCGATTCCGTACTGCTTGTACTTCTCTTCACGGAGCTTGCTAAAGTAGGCACCCTGTTCGGTTCGGTTTGCACCGGGACCACTGAGCAGACTTCTCTCAGGTTTGGTGGGAGCTTCAGTAACCTTCTTCGGCGGAGGAGTTCTCAAACTAGATACGGATGGGTTATTGGTAGGACTCGGGGGAGTCGCAAACAGAGCAAGGACGATGTCCGGGTTCTGCTTAGCAAGTTCTCCAAGTGCCTGTCTAGTAGTGCCCAGTTCGATGGCCTTAGCTTCCAAAGCTTCTTTGGCCTTCTCACCGAACTTACTAACAAGCGCGTCGTTGACCTTGTTCTGGTTAGAACTGAGTGTAGCGTTTACACGTTCTGCATTCAGGCTTTCCTGAACAAGCTTAATGACATCCTGCTCACCAAGACCAGTCGCTGCGGGAGGGGTAACTGCCGGAGGGTTCTGCTGTTGCGCAAGGAGTCTTTGCACAGACTCTTCGATGTTCATGAACTTATCGACCTTCTGTTCCTGTTCCGCCAGCCGTGTTTCATAATCAGAAAGCTGATGCTTGAGCTGTGGAATATACTTCTGAGAGTGGTCGAGAGCAATGATAGCATCTTCGAGAGTTCTGTACTTAGGTTCGCCATTCTCGTTCTTAATGTTCTTAAGGAGGTCCTCAACATTCGAGGGAGTCGGCGGAGTGGTGGCAGCCGGGGTCGGCTGTTCACCGAATACGTTATCGGTCATTGGTATGCCTTATTCGTTTATGAGGTCAATGATATTCCGGAGGGCTCGCTCGTACCCCGCGCGGTCTGCTTGGAGGTACGCCCAGTTTGGATTATCATACTTGGATTCAAGTGTTTGTCCGACTCGCTTCTCTTCAATGATATCGGTCAATATCTTCTGAAGTCTTCTGCGAAGCGGGCCGGACTCTTTAAACCACTGTCGCATATCCTTTGCAACTTGTTCATCTAAGTTCAGGGTCCATCGTCTATCCATGATTAAGTTCCCGGAGGCGTGGGCACCTGCTGCTGCACCTGCAAGTCTTCCTGAGACTGCTGAGCAAGAGCCTGTGTTTCGTGCTGCTCTTCAACGGCTACGTTCGGGCTGAAGATGGTATAACCATTCAGGCCAATCACATCGTTGACGAACTTGCTAATAGCAATGGCTGAGGTGTGAGGGGCAAGCAACTGACCAAGCGGGCTGCTGAACACACCAATGAGGTTCTGAAGATCCTGCTGCTGTTTGGCAAAGTGTCTCGCCCCAACGGGGCGCAGCACACCATTTGCAGTAATATCTTCTCTAGTGATCTGAATGAACTGCTGGGCATTATACTCGTTGTCCATAACACGGACGATATCACTACCGTCCAGATTACGCTTAGCAGACTCAAGCATACAGTTGAGGGTGGGCTCAAGGAACTCAACCTCGAACTGAGTGATCTTCTCTTGGAAGATTCTGCCAGCAGCAGTACCAAGCTGCTGAACCTCGAAGGCCGTCTTCTCACCCGGAGTACGAATGCCCATGGCCTCTCTAGGCGCACCAGCATACAACTCCATCTTGTCCTCAAGCTGCTGAACCTGATTGTCCGCAGAGAGAACCGAGTTGAGGCTCTTACTGACTTCAGTGACAGAGCCACCTTCGCCAGCGAAGATTTCAGCAGAGGGTCCCCAGACGAACTCTTCAACATCACCTTGGATGACCAAGGGCGGCTGAATCATCAGGTCAAAGGCATCTGCCTTGGCATTCTCGAGGTGGTCAATGCGATACTGCATACCCACAAGGTTGTCCAGAGGACCCATAGCCCAGAGATTGTCAGGGCGGAACCTCCAACCACAGTGCTGGATGGGAGCAGAACCGAACCACGTGGGGATTTGTTCGTCACGGATAGTAGTCCTTCTGTCCACAACAGTAATGATGCGATCAGTATGGAGGTTGCCATCCATGTCAGTGTAATCCCCGTAGAACTCTAGGACTTCAATGTATGGACCCATGAGGTACTCATACATATTGCCGAAGCCATCGATCTGGAGAGCGTTGGCCTTCTGGAAATCCTCGTAGCTGTATCCGCCAAGGTTGGCACACAGCTCAACACGCTGATCAACAGCCTTCTGCCAGAATGCATTCTCTGGCTCGTCCATAGCCATACGCTGAAGTTCACCGAGGGTTCTCAGGGAACGCACAACCTTGAAGGTGTGCTGGATGTCTTCAGCCATTGGATCAAAGACGATGTCCAGAGGACTGATGCGATGGACTCGGGGGCCAATGTAGCCGGGGATCTTAAGTCCGTTCTTGTCAGTCTTGTAGGTCGACTCGAAGCTGACCGTACAGAATGCATTGCCAAAGTCAATGTAGTCGTAGAGCAGCTTGGACATTTCAGTCCGGAAGTGAGCTTCACGGCACTTGTTCTCAATGTAGCCTTGGATGACCTTAGCGGTTTCCTTGGCTGCATCGTCCTTAGTGTATGCCTGCCAGCTAAGCCAGTTGTCATTCGGGAACAGGGCACTCACATAGTTGGAGTGTAGGTTGTCTCTGATCTGACACAGCTTAGGGGTGGTAGTGCTGTTCTTCCAAGGCAGACTAGAGTTGCTAGTCGTCCGAGTGTCCGTGGCGAAGATGTAGTTACGAAGCTCAAGCCACTCGTCAACCTTGGGCTGACGCTGCATGTTGAACCTGTCCCAACACTCCGAGATATATCTAGCGGGGTCATCCTGCGTCAACAGGGCCTTAATCTGCATTACCTTTGTTGACATTAGAAGGGTACTCCACCGAAGCGTTTATTGATGTTGTTAGACTTAGTAAACAAGTCCATCACATTACTCCTCATAGATTTGGTGGGGACTACTGCAATGGAAACGGCGGATGCCAGAGCATCCTTGATATCGTCATGAGGGGGTCTAGAAAGGACCAGCTCCTCTTCGAGGACTTCAGTCCAGCCACCCTCTTGATGCCACATCTGCATGTTGTCATAACGATGCTCAAGGGCAGCAGCGATGCGCTCTTCCTTGTTACCCTCACTACGGTTAGGTCTGAACTCTTCAACTGAGAGTCTAAGACCTGACTTGGTAATGAAGTCTTTGATGTCGTTGACGATGACCTTCTGAGCCACCGTGACCTCAGCCCGCATCTTGTTGAAGTTCCACTTGGCGTGGAGATCCCGGATGTGGTTGAAGTATTCAATGGTCTTGTCGGTCTTGAACCGATCGATGTCTAGGATGTAGATAGCACCAGTGTAGTCAACCCCGATGACCACGATGGCTGTATAGTCAGCCTTCTTAGTCAGCGAGAACGCGAAGTCCACAGAGGCATAGACATTCAGCCTATTCTCCTTGAAGTACCACCTGTCCCCGTTCTTCTTCAGATAGCGGGGGTTGTAATACTGGAACTTCTCTCGGCTGATTCTGTCTGAGCCCGGGTCATTCGGGTCGTTGTAATACTGGGCATAGAACTGCACCCGGTCTGTATACTCAGCCCTGATCCGAGAAAGGATCTGCTGATCGAAACCAAAAGCTTTGCCGTCCTTGCGGATGGCTCTAGGCCAAAGGTAGATACCCTCATCCTCGACGGCGTACTCTTTGATTTCCCAAACGGGAGCTACATCAGTCTTGATGCCATCCTCACCGAAGATGTCATAGACCTGTTCCTTCCAATCCCGGTAGACGTCAGCCGGGTGATATCTCGTACCACATGCCACCGTGAACCCACCAGAGTTTCTGATGGAGGTGAACTGGGAAGCCTTCCGCGAGACCAGCATTCTGCCATCCTCGGTGTAGGCGTTCTCAGGGACCACCAAGTCATCTGCTATGATGATGTCAGCGTGCCAGCCTGTGGTGTTCGTAGTAAGTCCTGCCGTGGCTACCGTGGCATCACGGATGCCCTCTTCCTTCCGCTTGGGATGATCAACCGAGAGCTTGGTGGCGGACCACTTGTCTCTCTTGCCCTCTTGGGGGTTGATGTACTCAGGGAAGTATCTCTGGTAGACGTTGGACCCGAGGATGTTCTTCACGGCATACAACTGGGTCTCAGCCAGCTCTGCCGTAGCGGACAGGTACAGGGCTGTGACGTCAGGATGTCTGGTGATGATCCAAGCCAAGAACGTAGCCACGATGTGACTCTTCAGGTGGCCTCGGGGGAGGAGCATGAGTTTATTGCTGGCTAGTTCCAGCCCACCCATTCCGAAGAGGGTGTAGGTCTGAAGCCATGAGAATAGTTCCCGGTGGACTGCCCCGTACATATAGCCGGGGTTGACCAGACGGGCAAAGTAGTTAAGATCGGCTAGTGCCTGCTCCCGGACTTCCTTGGCCTTGTCTGGCATGTTCTCCAGCTTTCGGTAGGCTTCAACCAGCCAATCTTCTTCTAGGGTCATGTGGGTCTATAGTCCGATAGTCTGCGGATGTCGGCAGTGAACTCATCGTCCACCCTCTGTCCAATGGCTGCTCTCTTCTCAAGCTCAGCCTTGGAGGGCCTACCCACCGCCCTCTTGTCCCATCCCCTATCGGCTAGGAACTTGGAGGCTTGGAAGTTACCGTTCTCCGACTGGCACATGTCTCTCAGAGCCCTGACGGCCATAGCCCTCATCTTAAGCTCCAGCTCTTCTCTCCAAGCATGGACATGCTTACCGAGGAGCTTGTTGTCACAGATCCGGTTCCAATGCCTCCAGCCCAGAAGATGCTTCTCAGCGAAGAGGTACTCCGTGGGGTCCTCCTCAAGCAGGTAGAGTTTCTTCAGGCTAGGGTAGACAATTCCCTTGTACTCGTGGTCCTGATCCTTCAGGGTGTAGACGGCATACTCAGGGTTGTAGTCAACCTCAAGGAAGAGGGCCTGAGTAAGTGGATTGCCATTGGTGTCTAGGAACTTACTCTTGTCAATCATCCTAAGGGTGTCCTTTAGTATTTGAAAAGGTATGGAGCTTTTGATCTTCTACATTAAAGCTTTCAGCTTTTGACCTTCTTACGAAGTAAGCTTATTACTTAGCTCTTATCTTTTCTATATATGTATATATACTAATATCTGTTTTTTAGGTGTTTTACTGAAAATATTTTACATTTATTTTCAACTATTTTTCATTTACTAAGAAAATCAAAGAGTTGGGTTTGGGGTAATTTTGGTTAGAAATTTAGGAGGTGTAATGCATCATCTAGCACAACCCCCCTTCCCCCCGGGGCCACCCCTCGATCGATGTCAAGTTTCCTTTACATGTGTTATGTTATGTCATAACGTGCATTGCATCCTCCGGCTGCCCTTCATTCACATCTTCATCACATTCCCTTCACATTCAGGATGTTACTTGCATACGCGCGGTAGTACACCGTGCGCGTAGCGCAAGGCGCGAGTACGCTCGCGGTTCCTCGTGCTGTCCCTACCCCTTGTCCCATCCCTATTACCTTTGGCATAGGCCATAAGGCATAGTCGTTCTTCACATTCCCTTCACATGGTCTGGCGTATCGTTCACCCATCGCCAAGGCAAAGCCCTAGCGGTGCGCTTCTCCCGCCCTTGTGGCCGGACACCGTAATGATGGGTCAGTCTAGTGATCGAGTGGTAGGCTAGGGCCTTGGGTTCACCTACCATTCATGTTCCACCTGTTAGTGTGTATCTGCCCTCGCAAGAGGGGTGGAGTTCCTGAACGTAGAGTCCGGGCTGACGCCGCAGGTCTATGTAGTAGGGGTGACCCCATGCCAACCTGAGCCATGATCAGGCAGCCGAGCCGGAGGCAAATACCGGAAGGGTCGCGGTGCAGGCTACGGAGAGTGCACCCCCGCTACCATTGCGGGCAACATGTGGTTGACGCGGAGATAGGGGTCTGTGAACCCTTGGGCTTGGCAAGCCCTAAGCGTAGGCTACTGGATGGGTGAGCATTGGTGTGTCCTTTGGGACTATGACTTCAAGTCGCCACCCCTCGCAAGGTTCAGGCTCAAGGATTCCGATCCTAGACTAACTGAACTAGCCCTCATTAGGGCAGCAAGCAAGTTGTATGTTAGGTGCATACTACAACGGTAGCTACATGAACCAATGTGGTTTCATCTGACATAACAATGTAAGCTTGCTTATGTGCCTTCGCCATCTGGTTGTGTGTCTCGGCAACCTCAGAGGGTACATACTCAAGCTTACACAGGAGACACCGCAATGGTACGCTACCACTTCTTTAACACACAGTGCGAAGCTCATTCATTCCTCGCTGACCAGCGTAAGAATGGTAAGCTCGGGTACTATGTCGGGATGAATGGGGACAGTTACGAAGTCCGCATCGTCCACTAACGAGGGACTAGCCATGCGTAAGAAAGACTCTCGCCCCGTGTTCGTCAGCAAGTGGCATCAACGTGAAGCCCGTGTGGCAGCCCTGCGTGCGCTCAATACACCTGAGTCCCGGGCTGAACTCAAGAAGATGAACACGGTGGTTGTGGGTGCAACCGTGCCCACGAACATCAAGGGTGTGTATGGTAAGACTCGCCCTGTCAGGGGTAGGGTCAACGCCAAGAATCGCGGTTGCCTGCGTGCAAGCAAGGCAATCATGATGCTGAAGGGCTGATACCAGCCGAGTTGTGCAATGCCGACCGCCACAATTTCGTGGCAAAACATACAGGCAATTTCGCCTAACCAAAGGACAAATGTCATGACCGCCATCCGTTATGCCCTCCCGTCGTCCGTCGAAGAACTGGACAAGCTGCAAGACAAGGCCATCAAGGCCGCCAACAACGCCCGCAACCTCATCCAGATTGCGCTGGTGGCTACCGTGCACCATCTGGCTACCAACCATGACGTCCGGGTGGCTCGTCGCCTCGTGGACGGCCTGAGCGAGACTGTGAGGGGTAAGGCCCTCGTCCAGTACCTCGTGAAGTACGGCCACCTGACGGTGGGCGAGATCGAGGTCGAAGACCAGCTTGGCAAGAAGTCCAAGGTGACCACGTTCACCGGCATCGAGGGCTCGGCTGACGAGCACAACATGGCCGTGCGCCAGACGTGGGAAGACGCCAAGAACAACATGTGGTGGTCTTTCAAGCAGGAAAGCCCCTACAAGGGGTTCGACCTCGACGCCTATATCAACCTCGGGATCAAGCAGGCTGCCGCAGCGCAGGCCAAGCTGACCGAAGGCAAGGTCGATTCGTCCAAGATCAATCTCAAGGTGCAGGATGCCACGATCAGCCGGCTGTTGAAGCTGGTGAATTTCGACATCATCGACACCGGCGGTGAGCAGGTCAATCCCGAGGCGGTCAACGACCAGCCCGTGGCTGCCGCTGCCTGAACCAGTTTGGTGTTACCGACGGGTGAGGATCGATATCCGCCGTCATTCTCCGTGGGGCCAGATGGCCAAGGGGAGTAGCACCAATCCCTTTACACCTGACACGTACA